ACAATCAAAGCAGGTTCTTATCACAAGCGTTCAACAGGTAAGACTGGTCAGGTTCTTTCATCATCAAAGATTGAAAGTAAATTGGTAAAGGTTGAAGCATTGTATCGTGAGTATCACGAAGCAAGGCTTGGTCGTTGCAAGTTTTATGATACCATCCTTGATGTAACACGAGAGGTGAAAACCGATGCAGGTGGATTCATTCAGCATACGGCAGAAGCCGTAGCAGGTGTAGTGTTGCGTGATATGCAAAAAACATTGACCAAAGCACTAAAGCGCAAGAACAGACAGAAGCCTATCTCACTTGAGATTGGTTCATTCAAGATTGACAATCTGCGTGACCTTGCACAAGCCAAGCGCGGTCGCACTGCCGCTTAACTGCACAACACATGGGGCATTGCATTGGGTGATGCCCCTACCCAAATAAAGTGACTAGTAGTAACCTTTTTTATAGGAGTATGACAATGCTTGACATTGAAACCAAAACAAAAACTATTTATAGGCACGAGATAAATTACGCAGGTTTAGGTTCTCTTTATACTGATGAATTGTGTCAGGAGTGGCATGATTTGTTTCAAAAGGAGATTGAGGAAACTGCAAAATGGTTTGATGTAACTTTTGAAGGGCAAGGCGCATCTTGGGAAACTGATTATGTCGCTATCTTTGAAAGTGAGAACAAAGAAAATGTAATGCTTCTCAAGGTGTTCGACACTAACCCTGAGATGTTTCCAGAATTATTGAAACATCTTACGCCTATAAAGGAAGCAATGTTTAAGGCAAGTGACAAAGATATAGATGGCTATATAAGAGAGTATGAATATGTGTAACCCAACAGAAAAGGAGTATGACCATGCCTAATCACACAGACAACAGAGTTATCCTGTCACACGATAACAGCAAGTTTATTGACATGATTTACAACATCATGAACACAGAGGACACACCATTGTGCAATACACTTATCCCTATGGATGAAGCATTGCTTGATGGCGAAGATTGGTATGACTGGCGCATTGAAAACTGGGGTACTAAGTGGGAAATATATGATGCCACTTGTGACCGCATGGATGCCAACACACTTTCATTGGACTTTTATACTGCATGGTCACCACCCTTCCCTATCTATGATAAACTGGTAGACATGGGGTTTGAGGTGAACGCACGATATCTTGATGAAGGTTGGATGTACATTGGCGAATACAACAGCGATGGTGACCATGTACACTTTGACAATGTAGAAGATGTAGTCACTGAGTATGAAGACCTTGACTATGAGTTTTGTATCAGTGAAACGATACAAGATATGCGTGACAATGGTGACCCACATTATGGTGACCCAGAAAGTAAGGAGATGGAAAATGCCTAAGTATAAAGTGTACACAGAATGGACAGGTTATAGTGTTGTGACTGTTGAAGCAGACAATGCACAGGAAGCAGAAGCAAAGATGTATTGTGGTGAGTACAATTCAGACGATGCCTTACACACAGGCTCTGGTTTGGACTATGGCTATGATCATGAGGAAGTTATTGAAATTAGGGAGATTGCATAATGCCTAAGTATAAAGTAATTATTACCATAGAAGTAAATACTGAAGCAGATAGCCATGAAGAAGCAGAGATGATTGCCCTTGACTGTGCTGACTGGGCTAATGCTGACATTGAAGTGTTAGAGGAGAGTGACAATGACTAAAGAACTACAACTAGCACCACATGAACTGGACATACTGTCCAAGGTGGCTGATGAGGAACTGCTTGTCTTCCTGAGTACAGGTGAAGAAGATATGTGGTCAGGCTATCTGATTGATGACAGGATGTTTGACCTGAACATCTTTGGTGATGACTTCTGCACAGAAGGTCATGTGGCTTGTGTAATCTATGAGTGTGACCCATGCAAAGATGAATGGGGCATCGACAACTGGACAACCAACACAGATAAGTGTTATTATTTATGGGAGAGAAAAATTGAACTGTTGGCACTGTAATAAAGAACTTATATGGGGCAGTGACTATGACATCTCAGACGAAAACGATGCCTATGTTATGATGACTGTATTGTCATGCCCTAAATGTAACAGCCTAGTAGAGGTGTATTATCCAAAGGAGACAGAAGATGACGAAGTATGAGTTATTACAAACACTAGAGATGTTATACCCTAGCCCTGATGAGTGGTTCATCAGCGATGAGGATGAGGGTATTGTTAGAGTATGCTTTGTATTAGATGAGGAGACTGATGATGACACGACTAAGTAGTCTTGAGTTACTGCATCAAAGAGTATTGCAGACCATGTTAGATGAGTTGCCTATTGAGCATCACAATATGTCTGTGATAAACTGGTTGAAGTTAATGTTACACAGATACAAACAGAAGGAACTTGCAGATGAATAAATATACAGCGATATACACAGCGCATGATAGGTATGATTCCCCTGTAGATGACCCTGTCAGTAGGGTTGAATACATTCAAGGTGAAACTATTGATGATGCTATTGATGGACACATTGCCCATATGAAGGCGTGGGCTATTCATGACATCGTAGGCGAGGTAGTTATTCTTGAAGGTCATGTTCGCCAGATTGACATTGGGCATGGTATAGGACATACTATGAATACTGATAAAGATGTAATAATTACAGGAGTAAATAATGAACAGGTTTTTAATTGACCATCACCCTGATGCTATCGCACAGTCACTGTGTGACCAACACATTGTGAAGATGCCATTGGAAGAAGCACAGATGCTATGCACTAGCGTATGGCATCATGCCCCTGACTATGCAGAAGCCTGTGAGTTGTACAAGCCTGTGCATCAGAAGCATCCATGCACACTGTGGGCTATGGAAACTAGGGCTAACTATGCCTTTGCTTACAGCCTGTACACATCCATGCTATGTGAATACCACCATAGGTATGGCAAGTGGCATGGTGCAGGTAAGCATAGTAGGTCGTTGTATAATGGCATTGCCCTGATACCTGAAGGTGCATTGACACCACACCCACAATGCTTCAGCGGTCATGATGAACTCAAGACGGATGAAAAGTATCCCATCATGGCTTACCGTGCCTTCTATGCTGTTGACAAACTCAAGTTTGCTAGGTATAGTAAGGGACGTGAGATGCCAGTATGGTTGGCAGAGAGTAAATATAACCTTGAAAGGAGTATGTAATATGCTTGAGAACATTGCTTTTATGCTTGTAGGATTTAACCTATGCCTGTACTTCGTGTATCTGCCTAGTAAGATTAGGTACGAACAATGAATAACTTAGCAACAGCAAACCATGTGTCTGCACTATTAAATGAGGTAGATTACTTGCGTACACTGCTTCAACCGCAGGACACTGGACACATTCACACTGCAATCAATGTATTGCATAACCACATTGAACAACTATTAAAGGAGATGGAAAATGGAAATAACAAATGAAGAGAGACTAGAGTTTCTCAAATCTTACAATGACCTACGCAATATGCTTCAGACTATTTATGAATGTCAAGACTTATGGATGTCAGATATTCGTAAGTTAGAAGACTTACAAAGTATGATGCACAGAGCCATGAAGTTTGTGCCACAAGAAGATGATGAAGGTAGACCAATGCACTATGCTGATTGGGTACTTGCTGACACAGATGATGAATAATACAGAGTTCGTTCTGAGTATAGGGGTATATGTATTTGGGGTATATATACACAACACAATATCAATTGACGATTAACAACTATAAGGAGAACAAGATATGCCTTTTGACTTTCCAATGCAGGGTGTAATACCTGAGAAACTTAACTTTGATGTACAGTTTGAGCCTACTAAGGTTCGTGACAAGAAGTACGTCATAAACGGCAACACTGGCGAATACATTGGTGTTGTTGGTAACACATTTAACTGTGCCAACCATGTAGATTTCTTTGAGGGTGTACATAACACAATCACTGAACACTTAGGTGAAGAAGAATGTGAAAGCATGAACATCAAGTGGCGCATTGCCAAGCAGAATGCATGGGCATTGATGGACATGACACTGCCTAATGTGACTGCTCGTATTGAAACGAATAAGCATACTACCACCATTGCACAGCGTATCATTGCATTGCATGGGGTGGATGGTTCATGTTCCAACCAGACATACTTTGGTGCTATTGATTTCTTCTGCACCAACGGTATGATTCGAGGTGAGCATGACAAGGTACGCCGTAAGAACACTAGTAACTTCACGATGGAATCATTCATCCGTGACTTGCGTGAGTCTTCACAGTCATTCTATGCACAGTCAGAGCGTCTACAAGGGTGGGCTAACAAGCCGCTGTATGTAGGGGATGTCAAGGCTATGCTTGAGTCACTGCTCAAGTCTGACAGGACAGCAGAGAAGATGTTTGGTTTGTATAACCAAGAAGCTAGTGTTCGTGGTGAGAATGTCTGGGCATTGTACTCTGCCTTCACTAACTATGCTACCTATGCTGATGAGCGTAACGGCTTCAATCTGCGTGAGACAGGCAAGGATACACAAGCAGTATCCATGTTCACTCGTGAACACAAAGTGTCACAGTGGATTGAGAGCAAGCAGTTTAAGGAGTTAATTGCAGCATGAATATGATGACACATGATACAGCAGTAGGAATGCTTGTTGGACTTGCAGTGGGTGACGCTTTAGGCGCACCCCTAGAGTTTCAAGATGCACTTGAGCCTGAGAACTATGTAACTGATTTTATTGAGGGTGGCGTACATAATGTTACTCTTGGTGAATATACAGATGATACCGCTATGGCATTAGCATTAGCAGATGCTTTCATTAACAATAATGGAGATTTTAATGCACAGGATGTTATGTCAAACTTTGTTTCGTGGTGGAAGCATGGAGCATTTCAAACAAGGGGAGAGTGCTTTGACATAGGAAATACTACTAGGTCTGCATTGCAAGGATACTCTGAAGATAGCATCCATCCATACAGAGGTGTTGTAGGTGAGTACACAGCAGGTAATGGTGCGCTAATGCGTCTTGCCCCTGCTGTTATTGTTTCTGCAAGACCAGAACGTGCTGTTGAATTAGCAGTAGCACAAACTGTTCTTACTCATGGTCATCATGAGTGTACAAGATACAGTGGTATTCTTGCACAAGAATTGTGGAGAGGTGTTCCTTTAGTTATGTATGCAGATGAAAAGCATCCCACTACTATTAGCAGAGAAAAGGTTATGACTGGTGGATATGTTAAAGATACATACAAAGCGGCGTGGTGGGCTTACCAGACTACCGATAACTTTGAAGACTGTATTGTAAAAGCGGTCAACAGAGGACACGACTCTGATACTACTGGTGCAGTAGCAGGTATGCTTGCAGGTAGAAACTATGGGTACAGTAAGATACCATCTAAGTATAAAAACAAACTACAAGACCGTGACCGCATTGTATCTGTTGCAGTTGAACTTTTTAATCTGAGGAAATAGTAATGAAACTAAACGAACTCATTGACGACTACTACTCTTCTTATGATTTCAAAGTGTTACGCAATGAAACTAAGAAACAATATGAGTATTTGATTCGTGTAATGCTAGACACAGAGGTAGAGGGCAAGCCCCTCTGCCACTACACATTGGATAAGATAACGACACGCATGGCTAAAGATGCGTACAATCAGTGGTGTGAGAAAGGCATTACAACTGCTAATCATCTGATGTCAATCACTCGTGTCTTGTTCAATCATGGTATTCGCATGGAGCATTGTGTACTAAACCCCTTCGCTGTCATCCGTAGACGCACCACAGAGAGGCGTAAGACGGTGTGGACTAGGGAAGATGTTACAAAGTTCTTAGACGCCGCCTACGGCGATTTTAACACCCGTAACATCGGTCTTATTGCACACATGGCATACGAATGGTGTCAGCGTGTGGGTGATATGCGTATGCTTACATGGGACTGCATCAATTTTGATGAGCAAACAGTACATATTGAGCAGAGCAAACGCCGTGCTGATGTTTATCTGCCTATTTCTGATGACCTATGCGGCATGTTGTCGCAGCAAGAGCAAGACTTTGGCTTTCAACAGTATGTTGCACCTCGTCCTTATCCAATTGCAGGTGAATACAAACCATATTCACAATTCAAACTGCCTATCCATGCACGAAAGATAATGGATAGCGTCAATTTGTCGCAGGAGTTAAGGTTGTCTGACTTACGCAGGACAGGCACAACTGAAATGGTTGATGCAGGTGTTGGTATTGGACAAATCATGTCGGTTACAGGACACGCTAATCCTAGTTCAGTAAAACCGTACATGAAAAATACTTTAACAAGTGCTAATTATGCATTGACAGAGAGAAATAAGCATGGTAAAAGCATCTTAACTGCCGCAACGAAAGAGATTATACATGAGTAATATATATAACACTATAAGTGATATGGATATACCTAATGGACATACAAAGAGAATGAATTGTCCTTCTTGTAATGGGTATAATACATTTACAGTGACCAATAACATGGGTAGTCTTGTATGGAATTGTTACAAGGCTTCATGTAAAGTCAGTGGTGGTACTCGTGTTCGTATGACGATGGATGATATTCGTAAGGGCTTTGATGGTGCTGAAGCATTTGCTTCACAAGAAACATTTTCAATGCCTGAGTATATCGTACCTGCTAACTTTGATGTCGCTGAGTGGGCAATGGAGTTGTATGGTCTGGATGTAGACGAAGTAGGTATCAGGTACGATGTTAAAGAGCATCGTGCTGTATTCCCTATCGTACACGACAACAAGGTAGTGGATGCTACTGGTCGTGCGCTTGGAAAAAGATTGCCAAAGTGGAAACGATATGGAAAAAGTGGCTTGCCATATAGTCATGGGTGTGGTAATGTCGCTGTGGTTGTTGAGGACTGCGTAAGTGCCGCAGTTGTCGGTAATGATGTTTGGCGAGGGGTCGCCGTGTTGGGGACATCGTTACAGGAATCTCACAAGAAGTATCTTGCGCAGTTCTCGACAGCCGTAATTGCTTTAGACCCCGATGCTTTACCCAAGACACTGGCGATTGCAAAGGAACTGAGAGGTCATGTAAATGATGTTCGTGTTCTGCGCTTGACAGATGACTTGAAGTATCGTAACCCAACAGACTTTGATAACCTAACCAACATAGGAGTATAACAACATGGAATTATCACTAATACGAAGTTTAATGAACAAGTCGTTCTACGATGACCATCGTGGTTCTAAATGTCCTGACCGTTTGTTTAGTAAGGATGTGCGTAAGATTAAGCACACGATTGACAACGCTATGCAGAGATACAATAGGACTGTTACACCTGATGAAGTAGAGGCATTGTTTATATCTAGTAACCCTACACTAACTACTGCACAGAAACAGGCTTATGCCTCTTTGTTTTCCAGTATCAGGAAGGAAGGTGCTATGGGTAGTGATGTTGCACAAGAGGTTCTATCCAAACTGTTTCAGCAGGTAATAGGTGAAGATGTAGCCAACATTGGCTTTGACATGGTAAATGGTACAGCTTCTAGTTTAGAAAGCCTAAGAAAGTTACTAGAGAATTATGGTGATGATTTTATTCCTAACATCAATATTGAATGGGATGATATCAGCATTGAAACACTGATAGCAAAGGCTGACCTTGAAGCACGTTGGAAGTTTAACATTGGTCCATTGGCGCACAAAGTAGAAGGTGTTAGTGGTGGTCACTTGATTGAGGTTGGTGCTAGGCCAAACACTGGTAAAACATCTTTCCATGCATCACTAATCGCTGGGCCGGGCGGTTTTGCAGAACAAGGGGCTAAGTGTATCATTCTATGTAACGAGGAAAATACAAACCGTGTAGGCGCACGTTATTTAACTGCGGCATCTGGAATGTCTGTATATGAGGTAAGAGATAACATGTCTAAAGCAAGGTCTTTCTATGAACCTGTAGAAAAGAACATACGAATTAAAGAGTCATCTGGTAATGACATGGCATGGGTCGAATCTATCTGCAAGTCCTATAAACCAGATATTCTAGTTCTTGACATGGGTGATAAGTTTAAGTCTGGTACTCATGCTAGGGAAGACATGGCTCTTAAAGAGTGTGCTATGTATGCTCGTCAAATTGCTAAGTCATATGATTGTGCTGTGTTTTACATGTCACAGTTGTCTGCAGAGGCAGAGGGTAGGTCACAACTTAATCAGTCAATGATGGAAGGTAGTCGTACAGGTAAAGCGGCAGAGGCCGACTTAATGATACTGATTGGTAAGTCACCATCTGCACAAGAGGTACAAGGTGAGCAACAAGACAGTCCACTGAGGCATTT